GCATCAGTACCCGGGCACGAGACGGCCTTTTTGCAGTGTGACTCTACAGTTTTACTTAGAGACCATCTACTCTGCCAGTACGAGCGACACGAAGAAAATTTTCGTCGGGGCGAGGGGGCGTATTCATCGGCTATGTTGGATATCGAGCGGACGAAGTCGATCTCGTCCCTCCTGCAAGATACGATCCATCGTTTAGGTTCAGGATTGTCCACGAAAGTAGGCCCTCTGACAATCGCCCAGTGGTCGCTGCTAGGAATGGGCTCTACTTTCGCGGTATTGCACGGCCCCGCACTGATCCGTCGGATGTTCGAACGATCGCGTACGGTGCGATCAAACGTTACGCGAACTTACGAGCGCCGCTTAAACTTGATATCATCACAGTTGTCGAAACCTTCGTCTGGAATGTGCTCTGTCCAAAGCACTTCAGGATCCTCCCAGCGGATACCGATGTCTCCTTTGACACCTGGCTCAAGCGAGCCCCTTACCCATTCCAGCGAAAGCTGGAGTTGGAGACGTCCTGGAATGAGTGCGGGCGGCAGCTCAGACACGACGATCTGGACGTCCAGTCCCATATCAAGCGAGAGGGGTATGACACGTATAAGCATTCACGGTGGATTAACTCCAGGTCAGACAACTTTAAGTGCTGGTGTGGACCGTGGATCCAACAGATCTCGGATGTGGTCTTTTCGAATCCCGCTTTTGTCAAGAAAATCCCCGCTGCTCAGAAAGCTGATTACATGTTTGCGCGCCTTTTCCGCCCTGGTTGCAAAATATTCGCCAACGATTTCGTGGCGCTTGAGGCTTCCTACCAACGGGCCATTTCGTTCGCAATCGCTTTCGTGGTTTACAAGTACATTATGCAAGCTATTCCAGGCTTTTGGCAGTTTATGGAACGTTACGTACAGTCGGTCTGTGGCATGCAGAAACTTCGAAATTTTTACATCGTTGCGTGGATTATTTGCAAGCTTATGTCGGGAGAGATGGACACCTCGACTCGGAATGGACTCACGAATTTCGCGGTCCTTGAATTTTTGGCATGGCTTAATAGATCTCATTATCTTAGTGCAATTGAGGGTGACGATTCCGCCAATACCGTTGTTTCAGGAGTGGCGCCGACGTGTGAGCAGTTTCGTGCGGTGGGTTTTGACGTTAAGCTCGAATTCCCAGAATGCCTTGAGGAAATGTCTTTCTGCGGCATGGTCTTCGACACCGAGGATAGGGCTATCGTGGCCAACCCGCTAAAGGTCTTGGCCGAGGTGGGGCTGATGGAACCTAAATATCAGCACGCAGGCCGCAAGTTGAGGCAACAACTCATGCGGTCGAAGGGATACTCATATTGCCACCAATACTCTGGGGCCCCTATTATCCAGAGCCTAGGTGAGTGCATTCTGCGCCTCACCGCCGACACCGACATGTCGGATTTCTTGCAGAAACGAATTCATTTCCAGGATACATACCACTACGAACAAATGTGTGAGTACCTTGCGTCATTGGATGTTCCCGTGAAGCCTATCGGCAACAGAACTAGGAATCTGGTTGCGCGATTGTATGGTTTCTCGGTGGAGCGCCAACTTATGATCGAGGATTACCTCGCAGCCCTTGGGGGAGATATATTAGAGATCGAACTACCCTCCTGGATGATTGAGGATCTCGCACCCAAGGAGTGGAAAGACTACGGAGAGAGGTTCCAGGTTATGCATTACGGCGACCGCAAAGCGGAACAGCAACACTTACTGTCAAACAGCAGGAAAGAAGTTACTGTCGACGAAATTGTAGCGGCGCATGCACCGGAACCCCAAGAAGACCCGCTCGCGGAGATTGAATTTAACCTCTACGGAATGACCTATGACGGCGACGTGAAACGTGGAGAGGAGTTATTGCGTGCACTCTGAGCATGCTTGCGCCGAGCTACGGGGCGCACATAAATACTGGAATACAGGCTAAGGCCGGCCATAACCTCTTGGGGAACCTTAAGAGACCAAGCTGGG